TTCTATGATTAACGGTTTAGATAGGTTAGACTCATCATTTGGGTACACTATGGATAATATAGTCTCCTGTTGCGGAACCTGCAATCGTGCAAAGATGGACTTGAAGCTAGATGATTTTTTGTCCCACATAAAAAAGATTTACAAATGGAGAATAGAGAGAGAATAAATAAGTTACTAGATAAATTTAACTTAGAGTCCACTAACAAGCCCAAGAAGACCCCGTCAAATCCTAAAAAGTCTCACGTAGTGTTAGCTAAAGAGGGCGACAAAATCAAGCTTATTCGCTTTGGAGAACAAGGAGCAGATACTGTTACTGAATCAAATCCAACAGAAGCAAGAGCTAAGAAACGTGCATCATTTAAAGCGCGTCACGCCAAGAACATTGCGAAAGGCAAAATGAGTGCAGCGTGGTGGGCTAATGAGTATAAGTGGATTTTAATACTTCCGTTATGGCTCTCGCTTTAGCGTTACCAGAAGAAGTATATAAGGGTCAGGATGGACGATGGTATAAGAATTGTCCAAACTGCGGTAATAAACAATCATACCTAAGGCGCAACTATGCTATAATGTCTTATAATGAAGGCAAAGAATGTAAAGGATGCTCTAATAAAAAACCAGAAAATAACGCTCACAAAGGTTGGATTAAAGGTGTTCTTAGAAGCTCTTTTGTTCGTAAATATCAAGCACAAGCATATATAAGAGGGTTAGAATGGGATGTTACGCCTGAATATTTAGCTAACACATTAATTGAGCAGGACTTTAAATGCGTTTTAACTGGCTGGAATATTGATGCTATGAAAGTAAATAAGAATACAGCATCATTAGATAGAATAGACTCATCTAAGGGATATGTTGAAGGAAATGTTCAGTGGGTTCATAAGATGATTAATATGAGCAAGCAGCAGTATAGTCAAGAAGAGTTTATTGATATGTGTAAGGCTGTTGCAAACCGAGTATAAGTGGTGATGCAGCATCAGATTAATTACGATAAATTGATGCAGTACCTGCAAGAAAACGTGCAGACCAACTCAAACAAATAACTGATTTAGAGCTCAAAAAACCGCACCGTAAAAATAATTAACTTTGCGGAGTATAAACAATTTATTTTATTATGAGCGAGTTTGAAAATAACATTGAGAACTTATTGAAAGCCGGAGGTCTAGAGTTTGTTGATGCTCCACCTGCTGATGAGGTAAATGAGGCTCAAGTTCAAGAAATGGCGCAGGAGCCAGTAATTCCTGAAAGTTCTTTAGATTCTAATAACGCTCCTTATGAAGCAGAGACCGTCTCTGTAAATGAGGTGCAGAATAACGTTGAGCCTGAGTCAACTGACGGTGTTAGTGATGAGGAATTCGAGTCTATGTTGGTTGGACATCTTAGCGAAAGGCTAGGTATGCAACTTACGAGCTTAGAAGACCTTAGTAGCTACATTGGAGGTAACAACAGCTCAACTGCTGAAATTGATGAGCGCGTACGCGTGATTGCCGATTTCGTTGCAGCGACAGGTCGCGGTCCAGAAGATTGGTTCAAGTATCAATCATTCAATCCATCTGAAATGGATGATTTGAGTGTTGTACGAACTAAGATTTTGACTGAGAATCAAGATTTGACTAATGAAGATGTAGACATTCTCATCTCCAGAAAGTATAAGCTTGATGAAGACTTGTATGACCAAGACGAAGTAAAGTATTCACAACTACAGCTCAAAATGGATGCGAAATCCGCTCGTCAAGAGTTGGACCAACTTAGAGAGAGCTACAAAGCCCCAGTTGCTAAGCAACAAGCTCAAGAGCCTTTATTTGATGACAGATGGATGACCGAAATGGCATCTGAAGTTGATTCATTTGAGGCTATTGATTTTGAAGTTGCACAAGGGAAAACGTTCTCGTTCGGTATTGACGATAAGTACAAGCCTGTGCTTAAAAGCAAGAACGCTAATCTGGAACAATATTTTGATGAGTATGTGCGTAATGACGGCTCTTGGGATTTTGAAAAGCTGACTATGCATAGAACTGTTCTTGATAACATTGATAACATTGTTCGTTCTGTATACCAACAAGGTATGTCTGACGGCCAACGCAAAGTTGTAGAGACCACTTCTAACATTCAGACTTCTAGCCCGTCTGTCGGCAATGCGCCAAAAACGTCTACTATCGCTGAACAATTGAAGAACTACTTCAACACAGACGATATGATGCGTATTCGTTAAAAAGAAACTCTTAAAACAAAACTAAAATGGCTGTTACTACTGGTACAGGATTTTATGGAACTCCCGCTGTGGATGCGTTCCGTAAAGCAACCCCCGATAAGTATATCTCATTGGGCGATTACATTGATGAGGTCAATAAGCCTGACAACCGCGACGCGCTTGTTAAGTCTTTTGGCGCTCAAACTATCACTGGCTTCTTGCAAATGACAGGTGCTGTAAAAAGCGCTGGCGTTGCTGACGAAGTTCAATGGTGGGAAGAGGCTCGCTTGCACGCTACTCAGAAGACTGGTACTGCTACCTACGCTTCTGCCGCTGCTGGCGCTGCTCAAACTATCCCCTTGCAGGCTTCTGCAACGGTTAACGTTCGTTTGAACGACGTATTGATGCTTCCTTCTGGAAACCGCGTATTCGTTACTGCTGTAACTGCAACTGGTGCTACTCCCCAGATGTCTGTTTACAACTTGAAGAATGCTACGTTGCCTTCTGGAGCTGCTAACCTTACTTTGCCTATCATCGGCAACTTGTACGGACAAGGCACTGAACAACCTACCGAGTACTTGGAGAGCAACGTTCTCAAGCGCACCAATCCTTATATGATTGTTAAGGAGGCTTACAAAGTAACTGGTTCACAAGCTACCAACATTGGTTGGGTTAACTTGGGTAACGGTGACTACCGTTGGTTTATGAAAGGCGAGATGGATACCCGTCAGCGCTTTATGGACAAGCGTGAGCTTATGATGTTGTTGGGTCAGAAAGTTACTGCTACTGCTGGTATCTCTTCTGCTTCTATCTCTGGCTCTGAAGGTTACTTCGAGGCTGTTCAAAACCGTGGTTTGGTTGCTGGTGGTCGTATCACTGACTTCGCTGGTTTGGATGACGTAGTTAAGGAACTTGACCGTCAAGGTGCTGGTCCCGAATACGCTATGTACGTTGACCGTGGTCAAGATTTGGCTATCGACGATATGATTGCTTCTGGCCTTGGTTCTTCTTTGACCTCTGGTGTTGCTACTCAGTTCGGAGCATTCAACAACTCTGCTGATATGGCTATCGCTCTTGGATTCAAATCCTTCTCTCGCGGTGGTTACACTTTCCACAAGCATTCTTGGAAGTTGCTTAACGACCCCACGCAATTGGGTATCGTAAATGGCGCTACAGAATTGTCTCCTTATGCTGGTGTTATGATTCCTTTGTCTACCGTCGTTGACGCTAAGACTGGTGACCGTAATCCTTCTTTGGAAATCAACTACAAGGCTTCTAACGGTTACAGCCGTGAGATGGAGCACTGGTTGACTGGTTCTGTTCTCGGAGCTAATAACGCAACCGCTGACTTGACTCAATTCAACTATCGTTCTGAAGTTGCTTTGGTTACTCGTGCAGCAAACCGTCACGTTGTTATTACTAAATAACAATAGACAATAGGGGGTGGGGGCTTCGGCCCCCGCTACCCTTTATTTATTCATTCAATTTCATTCAATTATGGCAACTAGAAAAACAAGAGTAGATGAGTATTCTTTGGATACCCCTACTGCACCCGAACCCAATCAACCAGCTCACAAGAAGGAAATCTCTTTCACGAGCTTAAAAGAAAAAGTAGTTCAATCTGAGCGACAGATGAAAGTCTATTCTCTCGCTACAGAAGGCGGAATTTGGTACAAGCTTCGTCAGAACGTAACTACTAAAAACCCAATCAGACAAATCCGTTACTGCCCCAATGAGGCTTCTATCTTTGTAGATGAGCAGTCTCAATATGCTATCAGAGAGCAAGTGGCTTTCCGGGATGGTAGCTTGATGGCTGATGCTGATTCTCCGAACTTGCAGGATTATCTTGATGCACACCCTGACAACTTTAAGAACGGAGGGGGAATCTTCTACGAAGTGAATACTGCGTATACTGCTGAAGAAGAGCTTGATAGAGAGTTCTTGTTGCACGACGCTGTATCTATGGTTAGAGATAAGTCTATTGATGAATTGCTTCCTGTAGCTATGTTCTTGAGCATTGACACGAATAAGAAGACAGTTGAAATTCGTAAGGAATTGCTAGCTAACGCTAAAGCTAATCCTAAGACCTTCATTGAGATGTTTGATAATCCCATCGTTAAGACGAAGGCTATCATTATTCAAGCTGTTGATTTTCAAATCCTTAAACAGTCTAGTGAGAGTATGAAGTGGTACGATACCAATAAGAATATCATTACTACTCCAGCTGGTCAAGACACTCTAGACGTTATGGCACGATTCTGTCTTAGCGATAAAGGAGCACTTGTATACTCTGAAGTCCTAGATAGATTAGGTAAGCTGTAATTATATATCAGTTACATTACGCAGGAAGGGGCTCTAAAATAGGGCTCCTTTCTTTTTTTGTAGATTTGCATTAAATTGTACATTAATGGCAAGCGTCTATTCCGTATATACTATACTAAAGAACTTAGCGAATAAAGACGAGAAGGGCTTTGTTACGCCTCAAAACTTTAATACGTTTGCCCCTATTGCTCAGCAGAATGTAGTCAACAGCTTGTTCAAGGCTTTTGATACTATTAATGTTACGAATAACAGGGGGGCAGATTCGTCTATTGACGTTAACTCTACTAAGAGAATCAGAGAAGATTTAAATTCTTCTTTTTATAAGTCGGCTGTTGTAGCTGGAGTATCTGGTGCATTTGCAGTTCCATCAGATTTTATGCGATTAATTTCTATTAAATCTGGCGCTACTCCTGTAGATATTTTATATGACAATCATAAGTTAGATAAGATTCTAATCAATGATATGTCTAAGCCCTCAGCAACAGCTCCTATTGCTTTATTAGATGGCAATATCAGAGTATACCCAATTACCGTCACTTCTATTACTGTGTCTTACTATAAAAAGCCACAAGGAAAGCTAGCGACAAACGGCTCAAAAACTATCGCCAATCCAAGGTTTGGTTATACTGTGACAAGCGGCAAGGAGATTTATTCAGCTGCTAGTAGCATTGATTTCGAGCTTCCTGACCATTACGTGCCACAGCTTGTATCTGAGTTAGCTAAGATGATTGGAGTAAACTTGAGTGACGCTGATATCTACAATTACGGTAATCAAGAACAAAGTAAATAATGGCAAGGAATCTAGTCACTGTAGAGCAAATAGTTTCTAACTTCAAGATTCTTGTTGAGGGAGATGATTATTGTGCTAACACTAGTGATTCTGTAATCAGAACTCTAGCTATACGCGGCATCAGGGAGATGGGCTTTGATATGCTCAAGCGCGTTCGTTCTTTGAAGCTTCCAGTAAATACTGCTTTGAATACTGTTGACCTTCCAGATGATTTTGTAGACTTGTGCAAGATTGGAGTTGTCGGCGCAGACGGACTAGTATATGTCTTCGGAGAGAATAAGAACATTAACTATTCTCAAGCATACGTCATCCCGCTTCAAGACTCCAACAATGATGGTCTATGGGACAGGGTTGATGACAAAGGAACAATTACTCCTTCTAACGATTTGCTAAACGGTAATGAATCTTACTTGTTTAGAAACTACTTATATGAAAACTCATACGGAGCATTGTACGGCTTAGGTGGTGGAATGTATAGCGGTGAGTATAGAATGAACTATGACCAGAATAGAATCGAATTATATCCTGCTGGATTAAGCGATGAGGTCGTAATTGAATATATTGCTGATGAAGCTCGCTCCGCCTCTCCGAGCGCTCACATCTACGTAGAGCCAGCCTTAATCTCTTATATCTATTACAGGGCTATAGAGAGAAAGAGCACGGTTCCTACATATGAAAAGCAGAGAGCTAGACAAGAGTATTACAATGAACTTAGATTAGCTAATTCTAGACTAAAGTCATTCAGCAAAGAAGAAGCGCTGAAGACAATTAGAAAGAACTTCAAGCAGTCGCCCAAATATTAATATCGTATGCCTGTACAGAAGTTAATTCCAAGAATTCTAAATCTTGATGATGACTACCTTCTTGTAAAGCCTACAGAGATGGTCGACGCTGTTGACGTCACTGTTAGTGCAGACGATGATGGTAACGCTAATATTCTAAAGACAGTTCAAGGAAATACAGTTATAGCTACCCCTGTTGGTCAATTGATGCCTGAAGCTACGCACACAGAAGTTGTAGGTAGTGTTATCAATAAGGCGGACAATAACGTTTATTACTTCATCTATCATTCTCTCCAGAAGGTAGCTACTTCTATTACAGCTTCTGTTGTTGGTGGGCAATATATACATACTGCTACTACTTCAGCTGCTCACGCATTTCAAGTTGGCGATGTAGTGACTATAACGAATATGGCTAACCCATCACGGGATAACGGCACATTCATTATTAGAACTGTTCCTACTTCAAATACGTTTACGTATGTATCTGGAGCGTCAGTTCCTACTGCTACAAACCTAGTAGGCGCTGGTGGTGCTGGAGTAGAGATTAACAGGCATAGCATCTATTGTTACTATCCAAAGAACACTACAACATACTTAGCTTACAGGAACTATGCTCTGAAATTCACTAGGGATTGTTTCGTAAAAGCAGACTACTTGCTTACAGAAGACGGTGACACGCTACTGTACTTCACTGATGGAATCAATGAGCCAAGAAAGATTAACATTACTAGAGCTCTTGAAGGCTATAATCCATTAGTCTTTAGCTCTCCTCTAGGCCCATATCCTACAGAATTTGAAGGAAGTAGTTCGCCTACTCCTCTTAACTCAGATATTGAGCGTAGAGAATTGTTTATCTGTACGGCTAAGCAGCCTCCTCTTCAGGGTCCAGAGATATCGTTTATTGCTGACCCAACTATAGGCAAAAATAATATTGAGGATAAGTATTTTCAGTTTGCTTATCAATACGTGTATGATGATGGTGAGGTATCTGCTATCTCTCCATATTCTCGTATTGCCATTAGTACTGAGCAATTCCTAGATGGATTCATTTCAAATGACCAGAAAAAACTTGTTAATGTTATTAGATTAACACTTTCTAATAGTGACATTGACGTAGCCAAGATTAAAATTCTAGGCAGAAATAAAAACGACGGACAGTTCTTTGTTATAGATGAAGTATCAAACAATAGAGCTGTTGCTACTACTACCTATGATTTTAAAAATGATAAGGTTTACCCATACGTTGCAGACAGCGAAGTAAATAAGCTATATGATGCTGTCCCATTAAAAGCTAATGCCCAAGCACTCGCTGGGAATAGACTTTTATATGGTGGTTATACTGAATTTTACGATAATACAAACGTAGAGGTAGACTCTTATGTTCGTTATAATCCAAAGATTAGATTCAATAATCTAACCACTACTGTTCCCAACGCAAACCCTATATTTAATACTGCTACTGATGCTGAGTTTTCAATCAACTTAGCTGCTATTGGTAACTATGTTAATCAGTCAGATAGCATTGTCGTAGATATCAAGATAGGTGAAAGTTATATTACAGTAAATAAGCCTACAAACTGGACTTACGCATATGATGGCGTAAGTAGAACATTTACAGCGTTGAGATTGATGCTTAGCGATTTAAGCATAAACAAAACACTTGATTTTGACGCTTATACTCCTATCGCTACTGTAAGAACTCAACTAAGAGACTTAATACAAGGCGATTACAAAATACCCGTTATTTCAAAATATAACAGAAGCAATCCC